CTTTCACATCTGAATCACTAACAGTTCTACCACCTAAACCACCAGATATTGCTTTCACATCTGAATCACTAACAGTTCTACCACCTAAACCACCAGACATTACTACATCACCCTCATCATATTTAGAAGGTTTATTTAATTTTTTTAATTCAGCATACCCACCTTCTATATAAGGAACTAGCTCCTGTGGAATATGCATTTCTTTATTATGTACAAGTATATCTACTTTATCACCTTTTTTATATCCTTTAGTTTGAACACCTTTATCTTTAGCTTTTAACATTGCTTGTTCAACTAAACTTCTAACTCTCATTCCATTTTTTTGCATTGCAGGATAACCCATAATAAAATCACCTTCTTGAGCTTTTAAATCAACATCATCTGCTCTCATAGAAGCAGGGGCTGCATTGGGGTCATTAATTATCTGTGGTTGTCTCATAAATCCTACCATATTAAAATTCCTTTTGTAAACCTAAAAATCCAGATTTTTTTTCTGGATTATAACTAGCTGTTAAATCTAAATCACCCATTTGTTTTTGTACTGATAATTCTTTATCATCTAAATCAACTTCTGTTATAAATCCTGAAGAAGTTTTTGCCTGTACAGATAAATCATCAACATCCGCAGATATTTCTAAAGGGCCTAATACTTTAGTTATTTTATTTTTTATTTCAGTGTATTTATTAACAACATTAGCTATTTGTTCATTTTCTTCTACTAAATTTTTTAATACTTTTTTAGCTTGTTCATCATTTACAGCTAAAGATGCAATATTATTTACTATCTCTTTTGCAGCCATATCATTATCTTGAGTTTGAACTATATCTCCTTGATTATATTTTAATGCTGTTAAAGGTGAAAAAATAGTTTCAAATAATTTAAAATTCCACCATGCAGGATTATCATCTGCTGTTAATGTGTTTTCAGATTCTCCTGCATCTTCTTCAGTATCTTCTATATCATCAACTATATCCTCAATATTATAACTTGTTGAATGGTATGGACTTGATGAATTTGTTCCACTATCATTTCCTAAATCATCTTCCATTAAATCATATTTAGAAAAAATACCTCCGTCACCATCATTTCTATTTACTGTTTTATCATTAACAGAAATTTCCTTTCCATTTATTTTTAATTTTTTTATTCCTACTTTTTTATCAGCAATCCATCCGTCAGGTATAATTGTTCCTATAGGATTTAATAATACTTCTCCTGCTGTTTTTGGTTTTTCTAAATTTCCTTTATATGTCTCAACCCCACTTGCACCAATCATCATTGTAGAAATAGCAGGAGACATTGGAAGCATAGCTGTTAATAATGCAGCACCTAATTTATTAGAACCAGACATTTTATAATTTGGATTTGCTGATTGCCAACCATCTTTTAACACTTGTTGGTATTTATACAATGGTGAACCTGCATCCCAATTTCCAGAAAATACAGCCATTTTATCTTGATAATCTTCTTGTGATATGGGAGTACCACCCCAAGTAGCATCTCCACGTAAATTCGTTCCCCATGTATCCCAACTTTTTGTATTGCCATCTGCATCTTTTCCAACAATATCCATAATCTTATCATATTGTTCCTTATTTGTACCTTCCAAAGCCCGTTTAGTCCTACCCCAAATTCTCTTTCCACCTTGTAGTATATTCATCGCAATTTGCATATTTTTTTTGTTATTATCTAAACCTAATTCTTTTAAAATATCATTTCCTGCAGTAAATAATTTTTGTGTTTCCCAATTATTACTGTTTAATTTTGTTGCTCCTCCTGTAAAAAAAGTATTAACAGTATCATTAGTTGATTGCCATGTATTCATTTTAGTAATTGTATCCACCCAACCTTTATCTGCTTGAGGATTATCACCTTCTAAATCATTATCTTCTGGCCACTTTGGAATATTATTAACATTAGTATTAGAATTTTTATTTTTATTACTACCATCATTAGGAGTTTTATTATTAAGGTTATTTGAAAAATGATGACTAGTATTATTTATATCAGCATCTAAATTTTTATCATTTGCTTCTGAATCACCATAATTATTAGTAGAAAAATTCTTATGAGAAGGTGTTTTTTTCTTAGTATAAGGCCCCCCTGCATAACCAGAGCCAACAACATTTGAATTAGTAAATGCTGATTGGGAACCCGTTCCATCTCCATGTGGATAATTAAAAACCATTTATTCTTTATCTCCTATATTTGAAGCCATTCTAGATTCCTCCTTGAGGTTCTTGAGGCGTACCAGTGAAGCCAGACTCCCCTGCTTGTGGAACATCTCCGACTCCGATTTCGCCACCCCCAACCCCTTGTAGGTTAGGTTGATTTGCTCCTGCAGGTACTCCTGTAGGGCCTCCCATGCCTCCGGGTTGTTCACCAGTGGGCTGAGTTTCTGGGCCTGTGCCTTGAACATTTGCTAATCCTCTCAACATATCTGCAAAGATTGCTGCTTCATTCATATCGTTAACTAAACTTTCTGGGTCAATATCTTGTGATATTGCCAATTCTCTCATTAAATTTGGTATTTTGACAAATGGAGCCAACATTGGGTTACTTACTGTTTGCAATAAAGTAGTTAATCTTTGCGTTCTAACTTCTTTTTGCATTACTGCGGAAGTTCCTTTAGGTTTAATTTCTAAATCACCAATTATTTCTGGTGCATTTCCAAATTGCATATTCCATTGAAAAAATGATTCACCTAATGGCTTTAACAGATAATCATCTATATTTTTGATTACAGTTTTTATGGATAATCCTGCTGAAGACATAATCATAGATAATCCTGCTGCTGTTCTACCAGTTCCTGTTACACCTGTTTGTCCATGTACAACAGAAGGTATCCCTGTTTCTTCATCAGCTAATTGTCTAGCTTTATCATACATCTGAACATTTTCTCCTGCTGTATTTGGAAATTTAATTCCATTTACTGCAGTTCCTGTAACTCCAGATTGTCTTCTAAATATTTTACCCGGAAATATATCCATGCTTTGTCCGGGAACTAATTGAGTTTCATCAATATCAAATACTAAATTTCCTGCAAGTGCTAAATTATCTATAGCCATTCGAATATGGCCATTCATTAATAATTGAGCATCTTCCATATTTTCAGCAACTCCAATGCCAAAAAATTGATATGGATTTAACTCATATGGAAATGCTTGATAAGGTATACGAGCAGGTGTAAATGGATTTAATACTGCTCTAATAACTTCATTACCACAAACCCATACATTAACTTGTACAGATTTTAAATCAGTCATTCCTTGTGGAATTAACATTCCAATTTCTTCACATAATGAGGCATCACAATTACCCCAATATTCATAAACTTCATATCTATTATCTACATAGGTTGGGTCATTAACACCATGAATTGTTTGTTCATAATATTTTTCTTCATAATTTGGCCCAATATCTAATGCTTTTAAAATTGCATCATTATCAAAATAAGGTCTATTAGCTAAATCTTTTAATTGTTCTCTATTTAATCTATGTCTTTGTATAACATATTCACAATCATCTATATTTGTAGCAGAAGGGTCTGGAAAAAAATCCCAACATGAAACAGCTTCAATTTTAGGAACTTCTTTATCATAAGGTTCATAAGATTTTTCTTCACCTGTCCCCATCCATTGATGAACTTTTTTGTTATAACTAAATGGCCCTTTAATAATTCCTGTACCTAATAATGCACATTCAAATATAGAATGTCTTAATACATTTACAGCAGATGTATCAAGTAACTGGTCATGTATCATCTTTTCCATTTTTCGAGCAGTTTCTTGGGCAGGACTAATTTGAGGTTCCCCCATTTTAGCTGCACCTTCTTGTAGGTTTGCACCTGCAAATTTACCTGCTAAACCACCTAAAAATGAATTAGGTTCACTTGCTTCTAAAGCACCCGGTTCTAATATTCTACCATCACCTTCAAATCCATATGGGTCTGGTGTTGATGGTGGTGATTGAGGTGTTTGTAAATGTGCAAACTCTGCTATACCTTCTGGTACTGGAGTAGATTCTACAGATAATGGAAATTTGCTATTAGCAAATAATATATCTGCAATTTGTCCATAAGCAGATAGAACTTTTACTTTTGTTATTTTTACAAATACTTTAGATTTTTCAGAAGAACGAAATTGTGTTGTACTATCAAAAATACCACGATAATTTTTATATGCTTTTAACCATCGTGTTTCATCTTCGTTCTTTCCATCTTCAGCAGATGTAAATTTCTTTTTAACGTGAGCAACTAAACCGGGAACATTCTCGGCATTATCTATCTCTTTGGCCTCATCTGTTTTATCGATAGCCATTATTATCCTTTATTAATATGATACTGATAATGTATTATCGTCAGAACCCATAGCTTTTAAACCTTGTCCTTTATTTTTCTTACCCGGCTTTTCACTTGCTCCACTAAATTCACCTTGCTTAAATTTTTTTGACGCAAAGGCTTCTGGTTTTGCATTTGAACTTTTACCACCGGCATCTGAAAATTCACCTTGAGAATATTTTTTATTCATTCCCTTAGTCATATCTGGCCCGTTCATATTTTTCATTTTTCCTCCTAATAATCTTTTTCACTTGCTTTCTTCCAAAATGAAGATTGCACATGATTGTTTGGTTTGGTTGGATAATCTTTAGTAGAAATACTAGTATCAGCTTCTCCACCATTATGAGAAGATAAATTAAGATTTTTCATTTTATCCTTTTTTTTAGGATAGGGCATACCAAGGTCACCCTGTTTATATTTGGTCATTACTGGTTGTGGCATTTAGCCCTCCTTTATTTTAGTTTTTAAATAATCCATTAATTCTGGATTATCTACAAATACTGTTGTTAAACCATTAGTTAAACTATTAACTAAAGTTTCTTCTTCTTTCTCACCTAGTTCAACATTCCATTGATATACTATTGCGTGTAAAATTTCATGCAAAATTGTATTAGCATGAGAAACTCCCTTTTCTTCATCAGTATATCCTATTATACCTTCTTTAGCAAAAAACTGTCCATGTGCTTCATTTGCACTAGCAACAGTTTGTTTCCATTTTTCTAATTTATAATCCCTATATCCAATTTTAATGGATTGAGGTATTTTATTCATTCGGATATTTTATATTAGCTTCAAATAAACCTTTTTGCATTATTTCTGCAAAATTAGCTTCTTGTTGTTCTATTATCTCTTTTTTTTCTTGTTTTCTTTTAAATTTTTCTTCATAAGGCCCTATACCATATACACCTTCTGGTGCTTCTAATGGTGGATTTTCTTTATAATACTCTATAGCTTCACCTTTTGTCATATCATTTTCTTGCATTATTTTATTTATCTGTTGGTCTACACTATCACCTGTAGGCCCTGCTTCTAATACTAGTTCTGCTGTTAACGCTTGTGGTGAAAGTAAACTTGGAACAATATACTTTAAAAATCTACCACCCCATTTTTCACCTAATTCTTGTACTGTTTTAAGTTTTTTACTAGATTGTGTAGAAGTAGTTCCACCTGTTGTTGGAGGGTCTTTAGGTATATCTGGTGGGTCTTTTGGCGTAGTACCTGCTTTTACTCTAATTCTAGGTTTACCTTCTACATTTGAACCAGAAAATTGTGTAATAGCATCACCACTATAACCTGCCCTATTATAAAAATCAATTTCTGCATTTGCTACTCCTGCTCTTATATCAGCATTTGTTATTCCTGCTTCCATTATACCTTTTCCATAAGGGCCTTTATATGAATGACCCATCATAGCATCTATAACAGCTTGAGGTGCATTATTAGCCATTAATCTAGCTTTTTGTAATCGTCTAAAATCGTATAATTGAAATTTAGATACTGACCCATCAGTTAATTGTACATATGCACCTATTTTTTTAAAGTGTTTATTTAGAGGTTTTGAGTATTGACTTGCTGTACCTACAAACAATGTTCGTGCACCACCTACTCCATGATTAATACTAGCATCTTTTTGTTGTTTTAATATTGCTAATGCTGTTTTATTAACAGAAACAGTTGTAATTTTAGGTTTCCCCGGTACTTTAAAATCTTTATATTTAATAGTACCATTTTTAAAATCAATATCGTCCCATTTTAATTCAGCTAAATATTCTGGTCGCATACCTGTTAAGGCAATTACTTTACCAAATCTACTAGTGCTACCTTTAGGAATATTATCTAATTGTAAATCATCAATATTATCTAAACTTTGTACAACAGTTTTAAATATTTCATTATTAAATACAACTGCTCTTTCCGCTACATCTGCAGTATATTTAATAGCATTTTCAAAAACTTTACCTTTTTGAAGATTTTTAAATGTTATAAATTTATTATTTTCTTTACCAATACTGTAAGATACAACACGACTTATATCTCTATAAAAATTTCGTGCTCCTGCACCTTTTCCTTTTGTATACCATTCATTACTAGATGCATTAGTTAATAAATCTTGTATAGAATCTACATTATTTAAACTTTTTATAGTTGTTGAACCATCTATAGTATCTAAAACACGAGTTTTACTTCTTTTTAAATCATTAATATTTTTTCTAATAGTTCTTTGTTGTTTTATATCTTTACCTTTTATATTACTTTGTAAATCTTCAATTTGTAAATCAAAAGCCTGTTCTATTGTAAGATTACCTTCTGCAATATCAGATAACTTAGGTTTTATAACCTTGTCACCTACATCGTACCTATTAATATCCAAAAATCCTGTCAACTGGTTCATATGTTTCTGCTTTTAATTTATTTAATCTGTAATTGGCTCTTTGCCGTTCACCTGTTTGTCTTGTCATAACCATATAACGTAAAGCATCGTAAGCATGGTCATCTGTTTTTGTATCAACATCCTCTGCATTATTTTTTGCATAAGGTATTGTTGGTAATGTTCTAATTAAATTTATACAATTAGAAAATATTTTTAATTGTGGTTCACCTGTTTTTTCTCGTATAGACAATCGTCTATGTAGTTCTACTTTACCACTTATTCTATCTCTATTTGATGGTACAAAACGTATACCGGCTCTAATAATGCTATCAGCAATACTAGGGCCAATACCTGATTTACTCCAACAACTAGCATCTAATACAGAAGTGTGCATTGGTGGGTCATAAACCTCTAAGTCATTTATTCTATTTGCAAGTTGTTCACCCGTAAGTCCACTCTGATATAGTTCTCTGTATATAATTATATTTCCATCCCAATCAACTGCACCCCAAAGGACACAACTTGGTGAGGAATAACCATAATCAGCAGAACGTATTCTTATCCAATTGTTGGGTAATTCATAAGGTTCAATAACGTGTATAACTTTACTGAACTCTGGAAATGCTGCACCTTCTGCAACATCCCAATCACCATCTAATAATCTCTTTCTTTCTACTTCAGGTAATGATGAAAGCATTGCTTCATATTCACCAGATTCAGCCAAGTAAGGATTATCCGTTAATCGTGCAGGTATAAACTTTCTTTGAAATAAAGGTTTACCTGCTTTTTCGTGATATCTACCAAATTTTAAAACGTCACCTGTGTCTATGTCTGTAGCATAAAATGGTTCACCCGGTAATATCGGGTCTACAAACATTTTCTTTATCCACCATCCTCCTACACCACCGGGATTAGAAGAAGCTCTCATATATGTATCAATACTTTTATCTGTACTACGTAAACGTGAACGTAAGTAGTTCCAAACATAGGGAGTTGGATAATGTCCTAACTCATCAATACCAATCCAAGTAAATGCTTGTCCTTGATACCTTGTTACATCGCTGTCTTTATCCACATATGAGAATAATGCTGTTGCACCAGATGGAAAATGCCATGTACTTTTTGATTCTTTAAAAATAGCACCCGGAAATGCTTTTGCATAGAGTTTTCGGCTGCTGTCTATTAATTCTGTTAGTTCAGCTAATGTTCTTCTTAGTAATAATGCCCTATGATTTGGATTATGACAGTATCTAAGTAAGTCAACTAGTAATGCAAATGATTTTCCACCACCCGCAGCACCTCCATACAATACTTCTTTCTCTGGAGAAGCTAAAAATTTAGTTTGTGGGCCTTCATTAGGCATAAAAACTACTTCAGCTTGGTCTTCTACTGACTTTTTAACTGATTTTGGTACTTTATCCAGTATATCATCTGTTATAGCACCGCCTTTTCTGTTGATTGCATCAACTCTTTTAAGGTTTTCTTTTAATTCTTTTGTTCTTTGACGTTCATTAGCTAATTTCTTTGCTAATCTGTCTGCTTTTTTTTGTTTTTCTCTTAATTTACGTCTAGCTTCAATCCTTGCCTTCTGAGCTAAACTGAAATTGTATCGTCTTGTCATTCATTATTTCTTCTTTTTTTGTTTTACCTTTTTAGAATCAGCATATTTAGTTGGTTTTAATTTTTTGGATAATTTTGTTTCAATAGCAGCACCTGTTCCCCCAATTATAGCTTTAACCATATTTTTTATTCCAGTAAAACCTTGTCCGTATACTTCTTGTTTAATAAAATCATCAATCCTCATACCTTTTTGAGTTCGATTCATCCATTTTCTAGCTATTCGATTAGCTTTTTCTTTATTAACTTTTGATACTTGATATGGACTTCCCATTTAATTTTCTCCTATAGTTTTAATTTTATCTTTAGCCGGTAACATAACTACACCATGTAATACTTGACCACTAACACTAACTTCCTGACGTTTACTAATCCCTGCTCTGTCTAAAATCTCAGAAGCTGCTTTCATTCTAACATCCATTTGTCCAGATGGTATTGTTCCATCTGCGTCTAAACCTTCACTTAATCTATTTATTGCTTTTACAGAAGAACCTGCTAATTGTGTTTTAGCTCTATCTATAATTTCATCTTTTACAGACTTCATTAACCACCCTCTAGAATCTGGGCTGTACCCTGCTTCTTCAATAGCAGACATCACCTGTCCTCCATTGTTAAAGAGAACGTCTAGAAATTTTTCTTGCTTTTGGGTTAATTCTTTTTTTCGGTTTGGGAGTATTTGATTCATCTTTTTTTTCTTTATTAAATCCAAATGTTTTTTTAAAAGCTGCTATTAGTCCATATGGGTCATCGTGAGGATAACCTATACAATTTAATTTACTCTTCATTATGTTCACAACATTTACATTCACATTGTTCACCACAGCAGGAGCCACCATTAGAACAATGACATTCATGTCCACACGTTTTACAATTTTTACAATCGTTTGGGTTATTTTTCATTATCCATCCATATCTATTGCTGTAATACGCATTAGTATTAAATAAATTAAACTTTTCCACCTTTTTTAACGTATTTTTTACTTCCTGTTAGCTGAACTCCGCTTGGTCTACCTTTAATCCATTTTCGTTTTTTAGCCATTTCAATTTGGGCGTCAATTTTCTTTCTTTTTATTAATAAGGCATCTAAATCTAAAGGAGTCCATTTTTTTTTAACACTCTCCCCTGCTTTATATCCTATTTTTGATTTTTTCTTCACTGTTGCTCCTTTGTTATATTTTTCTGACCATCTCTTAGCTAATTTAGGTTTATTAGCAAAGAGAAACTTTTTTTGCTTTTCTGATTTGAAAGGCAATTACTTTCTGCCTTTTGATAAAGTCTGTATTTGTTTTTGTATTTTTTTTAATTCCTTATTTAAATTAACTAATCTACCTGTTACTTTAGATTGTTGTAAAGTCATATTGCCTCTAGCCGCTTCTCTAATCTCCATCCTTTTTTTATCAGCCATTTTTTCTGTATAGCTTTTTGCTTTAGTGTTCTGTCCACCACCCTTGCCTTTATATCCTTTTACAGAACTATAATAAGATTTAGCCGCATCTTTTCTTAATTTATCTTTTACACGTTTACGTCTAGCCTCTTCGGCTTTCATTATTGCCGCATCTTTTTTCTTTTGTGCAGGTGATAATGGTTTCTTTTTTATTTTTATTTCGGGCATAACTATATTTTATATTTAGCGGCTCTAACACCGCCACCTTTGCTGTATTTTGATTTAGTTTTACCACCTTTTTTCATGGGTTTTACTTTAATAGTACCTTCACTCATGCCTTTTCTAATTTTTGATATTAAAACATTTCTTTCAAAATCTTTTTTAGGCATTGCTTCTGCCGCACCCCTATCACCACTACTTAATTTTAAATCAGAAATTATACTTTCAAGTGTTATTTCTTTTTCTGGTGTTAATTTACCTTTAAGTAAACTAGCAACTCTAGTACTTAGCCCTGTTATAGGATTATTTTCTAAAATTGTTTTAATAGTTTTTTTAATTCTATTCTTTTTTCTTTCTTCTACTGTTGACATAATTATATTTTATATTTAGCAGCCCTTACACCGCCACCTTTGCTGTATTTTGATTTAGTTTTACCCCCATATCTTTTTTCATCTCTAGGGCCTCTTTGCTTTTTATCTTCTTTTTTTATTCTTTTATTTTCTAAATATCTTATTGCCGCTTTATTTGCCTTTTCTAATCCTATTCCTACTCCTCCAACTCCTATTGCTTGTTCTGGTACAGTTTCAATAATCTTATCCGATAAATTTTCTTTCCATCCTTGCGTATATCTTTTTTTAGCGGCATTATATGCTTTCTTACCATACTTTGCTATAATTTTAGAAGCAGGAACTCCCATCGCTATTAATCTTAAAATTATTCCCATAACTATACCTTATATTTAGCGGCTCTAACACCACCACCTTTAGAATATTTAGAACGAAACCCCGATTGAGTTTTTTTCTTTCTTGGTTGTACCATAGGTGCTGCTGACATATCGGCCATTCCACCTTGTTGATATGAATATTTCCAACTATCACCCACTCTTACTTTATGTATTGTTCGTTCTGGTAATTTACCTACTGCTCCTCTTGATTCTAATTCAGAAATTCTTTTCATTATTTTTTCTATTCTTGCTTTTTTTTGAGGTTCAGTATCAAAACCAGACCCTATTCTATGTAATGCATACTTTATATCTTGTTCAGACATTTTTCTACCACCACTACCTTCAGTTTCTAATTTAGCTAACCTCAATGCCAGAGCCATATCTTTATCTCTTTGAGATTTTACTTCTTCATAGTTAGTTGAAACAACCCCTTTAGATTGATATTTTTTCTTCATTTTTCCACCATATTTCATTTTCGGTCTCCCTGCTGTATTGCCTACATTTGGCTGTGGCGTATTAGCCATTTTAATTTTTTGTAAATCATCAATATCATACCTCTCCAATTGCTGTTTAGATAAATCCGGATTAATTTTCCGAATATCTTGAATTAGCTGTTCTTTTTCAATTTTGTTGGATGCTTGTCTTGATTTAGGTAATGTCATTGTATTTTGCTGTTATTTGGTTATACTCTGTAAAAAATGGGAACCGCCTAAGAATAAGGATAGGTCTTACGAACTGCCACTAGTTCCCAATATTCCCCTTTTATTGAGCTAGTTTATTACTAGTCTCATCTATTATATTATATCCAATATATGGATGTTGTCAAGGAAAAAATGAAAAAAAATAAAAAAAATATAAAAAATACGATTTTACTTGACAGAATGCTATATGACTGTATAATAGTAATTAGGCCCCTATGGCCGGGGGTATATTATATACAGCAGAGTAATACTAGTTTATATCTAATGGTGTATAACGTACAGCAGACTATACTAGTCTATATAGAGTTATAATTAGAAAATCATTAGGGGCTAGGTATATATATAGTATAGGGTAGCCTACTGTCCCTTGCCCTCCCTTAAAGCCAGTTTTCAGCCATTTATTTATCCACATTTGTTCAGCGGATTTACAGTCGTTAGTATTAACTAGTTTTATACTAGAAATACCTAGCTCTCATTTAGTTATTATTAGTTATAACGCAAGAGTTCTTTAATATAATCCTACAATTTTTTAATACTATTATATTACTTTAGCTTATACTAGTGTCCGATTAGTATTATTAGATATAGTCTAGTAGTTATTAGGTTTATATTATTATAATCTAGCGTAATATTAGGCATAATATCCATCTAGCTATAATCTAGGAATACTCAAGGATTACAAGGGTTTACTATACAATCTAGACATAA